AAATAACGAGTATGGTATAATAGTTATGTAAGGTAGTTATGTAAAGTAACAAGGGGGGATAATTAACAATGGTAACAGAAGGGGAACAGGAGATTGTTGAAGGGAAGGTAGCAGTTACCGAGCCTGAAGCAGTTGTAGAAGTAGCCCTACCAGATGTCGCTAGTCTGGAAGCCGAGCTTGAGAAAACAAGGCAGGAGTTAGAAAACGCAAGGAGAGAAGCTAAAGCACATCAGCGAAATGTCTCCAAGAAGGATACCGAAGTCCAGGCTCAACGGAAGATACAGGAAAGTCTAGGAATGAGAATGGATTTACTGACTGACATGATAGCTGAAGTAATGGATAAAAGCGAGTCTCCGGATTATGAGGACAAACCTCAACAGCGTAAGTCGGATGTTTATAAACAGAGGATGGCAGAGGCTAAAAAGAGCGAGGTAGATGCAGTCACCAAGACACAGGAAGCACTTATCAAAACTCACGCCAACGAAATCATACAGCTCACTTCCCCGAAAGGGCTGGAATTAGATAAATCACCAGAACTCTTAAAAGCCTATAACAAGTGGCTTACGGGAGATTATGAAGGGGCAGTAGAAGAGGTAAAATCTGTTATGGACAAAACGACTGAGGTTAAAGAGGTAGTGAATCAAATGTCTGAAGAGCAGTTTGAAAAGATGTATCAGGAACGCCGAAAGAAAGAGCGTATTGAAAGTGGTGAACTTGATGCTGAAACAGGGAAGCCTAAAGCGGGGAGTATGGGGGATAAGGATTTCCTGACTCAGTTCGCAGACGGGTCACTCCCAATGACCAAAGAAAATATAGACAGGGCTAACAAGATAAATAGCTCTTAATTTGGAGGAGATAAAATGACGGTAGGCAATACGACTACTGGCGCACTTGCTGATAGTCTACCTACATGGATTAGTTCAGCAAGGATTATCAGGGAGTTTGAGGGTGTAATGCCCCAACTCGTTGACAAGGTTACTCTTGGTGAAGGTATCGGTCTGTCATGGAATGAGGTTTCTATGGCTCAGTTGACAGCTCAGGACATTACTGAGAACACTGTGCTTGATAACCCTCAGCAAATGGCGGATACCCTGCTCACCATCACCCCGACTGTGGTAGGTATTGAAATACTTATCACCGACAGGGTAGCTGCGAGGATTTCCAAAGTTGCGTATGCACAGCTTGGGTCTTTAGCACAGAACGCCATCCAGAGAAAGAAAGACGAGGATGGTTTGACGGTGCTTGATTCTGGGAATACCACCTCTTCACCTGGCAGTGGCACGACCCTGACTTCAGGGCATATCGCCGCTGCGAAATATAATATCAGTTCCAACGTCACCGAACCTGGCCCTCCCCCGTATCGCTGTGTCCTGCACGGCTTCCAGATAAAGGACATCTTTGACGAACTGGTAGCTGGTGTCGGCACTTACGCAGTCCCCGAAGGCCCGACTGCAAGGGTATTCTCCACAGGCTTCAGCATGCCCATAGCAGGTTGTGAAGTCTACGAGGACGGCAACATCACGGTTGACGGTACTCCCAACTGTAAGGGTGGAGTGTTTGCCAAGATGGCGATTGTTCTTGTTCAGGGCAGAGCACCGAGGGTTGAAACCAAGAGGCGACCTGAAATTGGTGGTGGGGCGACTTCCATGTATCACTATGACGAATATGCGTATGGTGTGAGAAGCGGAACTTCGTGGCTGGCTGAAATTCAGTCGGACGCCACGGCTCCTACTTCATAGGGAATAAAATAATAATACGAAATTCTTGATTGTTATAGAGGAGGAATCATAACAATGACTGTAAAAATAGGTTCTAGGGGAAGGATAGAGGTCTTTGAGGACTTCTTAGCCTTCACGGTTGCTACGATGGGGACTACGGCTCTGCCTCAAGGCAACATCATGTATTGCTCAGTAAACGAGGGTTCATTTGCTACTACGGTAGACGAACCAGGTGGAGTTCTATCATGTGTGACGGACACCGCTGACAACGATAATGTAGCCCTCTACTCCGGCCCGTTCAAGGCTGCTGACGGTGGGTGCGTGATGGAAGCACGGTATAAGGTCGCTAATGTTACCACTAATGCACTGTTCTGTGGTTTCAGCGAGACTCTAAATGCGTCTACCCCTGTCTGCCCGATTGAAGCCA